GTGACGCGCATGCGTGCGCGAAAGTCGGGCCCCCTGGGGGCATCAATGAGCCGTAGAACTGGCCGCCCGCCGAAACCAACCGCTCTCAAACGTCTCGCTGGCAATCCTGGGCGGCGGGCGCTGAATGATGACGACCTCAACATGCCGGCTGCCTCAGTCATCAGTTGTCCTAACTGGCTCGATGAGAAGGCGCAGGGTGAGTGGCGCAGAATCACATCGTCGCTGAAGAAGGTGACGGGTCTTTTGACTTCATGCGACCGTGCTGTCCTGGCTTCTTACTGCCAATCGTGGGCGCGGTGGCGCGATGCTGAAAAGATGATTGCCAAAGAGGGCACAACCATCACTATTTCGGGACAACACGGCTATTCTGCCACGATTGTATCTCCCTACGTGGGGATTTCCAAGACGTATCACGATGCCATGATTCGGTCAGCTCGCGAGATGGGCTTCACGCCATCAGCGCGTTCCGGCGTTCGCATCGTGAAGTCTCCAGACAAGCCGACAGGCGCAGATCTGCTGACGCCGCCGAAGCCATCACGTCCGCCACAGATCGTCGCTAAGAGTCATAAATGATCACGAACGACGTCAGCAAGATCAATACGGACGTCTACTACTTCGACGAGGGAGCAGCCGACTATGCTGTCCGGTTCTTCTCGCTGCTCAAGCAGTACAAGGGCGAGTGGGCCGGGAAGCCGTTTACGCTCCAACCATGGCAAGACTACATCGTCCGCCAGGTGTTCGGCTGGAAGCACATCGACGATGGCTACCGTATGTACCGTGAGGCGTATGTCGAGATTCCCAAGAAGAACGGGAAAAGTACGCTGGCAGCTGGTCTTGCTCTCTTGCTCGGCTTTGCCGACGGGGAGCCGAGTGCCGAAGTGTACGCTCTGGCAAATGATAAGCAGCAGGCGCATATTGTCCTCGACTGTGCCAAGATCATGGCGAAGACGTCGGAGGTCCTCGCAGATCGTGTGACGGTGCAACAGTCCGCAATCATTCAGGAAAGCACTAACTCCGTTGTGCGGTCACTGAGTTCGGAAGTCAAGACTAAGGCAGGATACAACATCTCGGGCGGCGTCGTCGACGAATTGTACGCCTTTCAGAACGCCGACCTCCTTGACCTCATCGAAATGGGCGTTGGCGCTCGAAGGCAACCGTTGATTTTCGAGATCACGACTGCCGGTGACGACCAGGAATCGGTTTGCTATCAGAAGTACGACTATAGCAAGCGCGTGGCGTCCGGTATCATCGCAAACCCGTCGTTCTTCGTCATGATCTACGAAGCGGACCCGAACGATGACTGGACAGACCCGAAGACCTGGTACAAAGCCAACCCGTCACTGGGCGTTACCGTACCAGAGTCATATCTGGCATCTGAGTGTGAGAAGGCGAAGGCTATCCCTGCGCAACAGAACGCATTCCGTCGCTGGTATCTGAATCAGTGGACGCAGCAGTCTGTCCGCTGGCTCGACATGGCCTATTTCGACAAGTGCGTTGCCCAAAAGCCCTTTGAGACCAAAGGACGCAAGGGTTTCATTGGACTTGACCTCGCTAAGACGACTGATCTCGTGGGTGTCATGGAAGTCTGGGCCCCTGATCCTCTGGACCCGAAGGGCAAGTGGAACATTCTCCCCATGGCTTTCATCCCGGGAGACAACGTAGCAGCTCGCTCGCATGACGATCACGTTCCCTACGACCTGTGGATCAGGAAGGGTTTTATCAAGACTACGCCCGGAAATGTCTGTGATTATGGCTTTATCCGCAAGTATCTGGAAGAACGGCGCGAGATCACGAAGTGCAATGACCTGGTTGGGGATCCATGGAACTTCAGCCAGCTCTCCAACGAGTTGCAGGCAGACGGCTGGAACGTGATCGAAGCCAGACAGGGCTATAAGACATTGTCTCCCGCATGCAAGACACTGGAGCGTCAGATCATGGCGGGCCTCGTTGATGTTCCCGAAAACGCGGTCCTGCGATGGATGATGGACAACGTCTCGATCATTGAAGACCCAGCACAGAACATCAAGCCCGTGAAGCGTAACAAGTCGGCTCATATCGACTTGCTTCTGGCGTGGCTCGACGCGCTCTACGCGCATCTGGCGACAGCTCCAGAGTTACCAGCCAACCCCGGCATCTTTGTCTACCAAGGATAGGAGGCGCGCGTGACATTCAAAACTGCGATGCAACGACTGTTCGGTGGCAAGCGCTCCGAAGCGGCATTTGGTGAGAACCTTGCCAACTGGCTGGCCTCACAGGGAGTCGGAGTCACGGAGTCCGGCGCTTACGTCAACGAGCATAGCGCGATCAACCTCCCGACCGTCTATGCCTGCGTGCGCGTCCTGGCCGAGTCCGTCGCTTCCATGCCGCTGATGGTTTATAGCCGCGACGAGAACGGCAAAACCGTAGCGACAAACCACCTGCTCTACCACGTCCTGCATGATGAGCCGAACAAGGAGATGACCTCGTTCGCCTACAGAGAAACCATGATGGCACACCTGTGTCTCTGGGGCAACTCCTACTCCGAGATCCAGTTTAACTATGCTGGACTACCGTGTGCGCTGTGGCCGCTTCGTCCCGACTGGATGAAGATAAGCCGGGACGCTCAAGGGAACTTGGTCTACACGTTCGACTCTCCCTACACGGGAACTCGTCATCTGGACCATGCTCAAGTCCTGCATATTCCCGGCCTTGGTTTTGATGGTCTGATCGGGTATTCGCCAATTACCATCCAACGCGAATCGCTGGGACTCTCGCAAGCCGCTCAGGACTATGCTGCCCGCTTCTTTGGCAACGACAGCACGCCTGGCGGATACTTGCAGACTGCTGCTCCAATGACGGATGAGAAGAAGAAGATCGACATGGCGAAGACGTGGGTGGAAGCTCATTCAGGCCATAACCAGCACAAGATCGCCATTCTGGATGGAGGTTTGGACTACAAGTCGATTGCCTTGAATGCCGAGGACGCGCAGCTGCTGGCGACCAGGGAATTTCAACGGTCTGAGATTGCCGGATGGTTCCGCGTGCCGGCACACAAGATCAACGACCTAACACACGCTACGTTCTCGAACGTCGAGCACCTGGGGATGGAGTTCGTCACCGATGCTCTCATGCCCTGGGCTGTCCGCTTGGAACAGGGCTTCAATCGCATGCTCTTCCCCACCTATAAGTATTTCGCTGAATTCAAGATGGACGGCTTCATGCGAGGCGACATGGCGAGCCGCTATGCTGCCTATGCCGTTGCCCGTGGCTGGGGCTGGATGTCGGCAGATGAAATCAGAAGCCTTGAAAACATGAACCCATTGCCCGATGGCAAGGGGAAAGTGTATCTTCAACCGTTGAATATGGTCGAAGCGGGCACATTACCCGTTCCGGCGCCCGTTGCGTCTGATGTTCCGGCACCCACTTTTGTGGTTGGACGTTCTGTCGTCGAACCCGTCCTGTCGGATGCTTTTGACCACATTGCCAAGCGCGAATCCGAGGACGTGCTGAAAGAGGCGCGGAAACTCCTTGCAGTAGGCGACGTTCAGGGCTTTTCCTCGTGGTTGGCCGATTATATGGTTACATCACTTGAAACCTTCGCTAAACAGCGACTTTCAGCACCTATTGCGTCAACAATCCGTGCAGTCGGGAATGGAAATAGCGTAGATGATGCCACGACTGAGCTGTTTTCAGCAGTCCAGGCAAGGCGTTACAGCCTGTCTGAAGGGGCGGCATTGATGACTCGTGTCGTACAGGCAGAGTCCGAGAAACAGGACTTGATATTTGCCGTCGAAAGTTTCTATGCGAATCGATCGTCTTTGGCTCTTGCGAACGACGTTATGACGGGAATTGAGGCTCAGATCATGGAGGTTCATCATGCCTGAAAGAGAATATCGTACGTTTAGTTTGGATGAGGTTCGCGCTGTCGACGATGGTCATGTTCTTGTCGGCCATGCTGCAGTTTTTAACACGGTTGTTGACCTGGGTTTCTTCAGTGAAAAGGTTGCCCCGGGCGCGTTCAAGAAGACCCTTGCTGATAATGCCGACGTTCGCGCTTTATTCAACCACGACGCCAATCATCTGCTAGGACGTACCAAATCAGGAACATTGAGGCTGCATGAAGACGACACGGGACTTGCCACGGAAATTGATATGCCAGACACGACGTTGGGTCGTGATCTGATGGTATCAGTTAAGCGAAAAGATCTAGATCAGATGAGTTTCGCTTTTCAGACCATACAGGAAGAGTGGGATGAGTCGGATCCTAATAATCCAATTCGCACCCTCAAAGAAGTCAAATTATTCGATGTAAGTCCGGTGACGTTTCCTGCTTATCCAACGACCGATGTCGGCATTGGTGGCAGATCAGCTGAATCCATCTTGGCTGAACACCGTTCGAGCATCAAACCCACTGAGAAGATTATCGAGCCGATCCAGGAGGATCACTCGGCAACCGATAGCACCACTGAACCTGACTATGCCACGGCTTCTGAAGCTCGCCGGAAAGAGCTTGAACGGTTGGATCTCGAGGGATAAGCCTTCGAAAGGACAATGATATGACTGTTACAGAACTCAATGCATTGGCGCAGAAGCGAGCTGGCCTTGTTGGTCAGGCGCGTACGCTAAACGATCTTCCCCTCAAAGAAAAGAGGGACATGTCCGGTGAGGAAAAGGGCCAGTATGATGCCATGCTCACCGATGCCCGGAAGCTCAAGGAACAGATCGACCGCGAACTGGGGTTGCAGGCGGAAGAGGCTGGTCTAAACGAGGCTCGTGACACGATCGTCGGTGGAAAGGACGACCCGAGCAAGCGTGATGCTGCGCCCGGCGTGACGGCAGAGTACCGTGGTGTCAGGCTGACCGGCGAAGAGGCAGATCCTATGTTCCAGCGCCGGAGCACCAAGCAGTATGCTCAGGCCTTCCTCTCGCATCTGATGGGCGAGGCTCGTACTGCCGCGGCCATGGCCAACGATGTGGATGCCGACGGCGGATATCTGCATGCTCCTATCCAGTGGGTTGCCAAGCTCCTCCAGAGTGAGGATGCTCAGGTTTTTATCCGTCGCTATGCCCAGGTGGTCCCGGTCACAACCTCGGATTCCATCGGCTTCCCGGCATTGACCACGGATTTCGCGGATGCAGACTGGACAACCGAAGTCGGGACGATCACACCCGATGAGTCCGGCCAGTTCACTCAGCGCGAGTTCAAGCCGAACCAGCTGACGAAGGAGATTGACGTCAGCATGAAGCTCCTGCGGACGGCTGCCCTCTCTCCTGAGAGCATCGTCAGGGACCGTATTGCGGCAAAGTTCGCCATGGCTGAAGAGAAGGCATTTCTGACCGGCGACGGCTCAGGCAAGCCTCTCGGGATCTTCGCCACAACTGGCACGGGCGCTATCCCGACTAGTCGTGACTGTACTACTGCGACGACCACAACGGCATTCACGTCCGATATCCTGCGTGCAGCTCGATTCATGCTGCGTCCTACCTATCGTTCGGGTGCTCGCTGGTTGCTCTGCACTGATGCTCTGTCGAAAATCTCCCTGTTCAAGGATGCGGTCAACGGCAGCTACATGTGGCAGCCTTCCCTCATCGCCGGTGTCGCTGACACAATCGACGGCTTCCCGGTCGACGAGAGCGAGTATTCTCCGAACACGTTCACTGCGGGCCTGTACTTTGGCGCCCTGGTCAACTGGTACAAGGGTTATTTTATCGCTGATCTGATGGACGTGACCATCCAGCGCCTGAACGAACTCCTTGCGCGCAATTCCAAGGTTGGCTTTATTGGTCGCAAGTTTACTGACGGTGGTCCTATCGACGCACAGGCCTTCGTCAGACTCAAACTCGCTGCTACCTAGTAAGTAGTGGTATCAGGGGCGGCGTAACAACCGCCCCCTATGGAGGATCACTTATGAAGATACATATGTTCACCTTAGCAGCGGGACCGGCTGGAATCTTCGAGGGCGATTGCGAATGCCCCGATGAAGAGGCGCGCCGCTATGTCGCTGGTGGCTTTGCCAGACCCCTTGGCGGTGTCGTCGAGACGGCCATGCTTGCGCCCGCTCAGCCGATTACTGCTCCTGTCGAAACGAGGGAGACAGTGGAAGTGGCCACTCCTGAGAATCCAGGTGATCTCGTGCCGGGCTTCGGGAAGTACCACAACGGCGAGTACAAAGAGAAGCCACTCACACTTGCGCAGATCAAGGCGCAGGATCCTGAGTACCTCGAGTATCTTGCGAATCAGGTTAAAGACCCAACAGTCGCGGCAGCCGCGAAAGCTGTCCTAGCGGGCGCATAAACCATGGACGACATCCTGCTGCTTTCAGTACCGCCTGCTGTCGAACCGGTCACGCTGATCCAGGGCAAGGCACAGGCACGGGTAGAAACGGCCGACGAGGATTCCTCCATTGGGGCTCTGATCACGGCAGCCCGCGCGTATGTGGAAGAGACCACGGGGCGGGCGCTTGTCGCTCAAACGTGGACCTGGCAGCACATCAGTTGGACTACGCTGTTTCGGGGCTCGTGGAGCAGGATGTCACGCAATGCGTGGGGCAGCAAGGTCGTCGTACCGAGGCCCCCGCTCCAGTCGATCGTGTCCATCACCTACCTGGACGCAAGCAACATGCCACATACCCTGCCCGCGACTGAGTACGTTGTCACACCGGGCGACCCAGGGACGATCGAACCATCATCGACTTTCAGCTGGCCAGAGATTGCAACGGCTGGCTATCCGATCACCATCACGTTCACCGCCGGGTATGGTGCACCGACGGAGACGCTCACCGTGTCGTCTGTCACGTATGTGGACGGCAACGGAGATCCACAGGTCATTCCACCAGCCGACTATACCGTCACAGCGGGCGCGGTGGCATTTGCTACTCCTCCCGTGTTGCCGTTCACCGTGCACTTTGCACTCGTATACAGTACGGTCGCCGCGGTGCCTGCTCCACTGACGCAGGCCATGCTTCTGCTCATCAAGGACTGGTATGACGAACGAGGCGCGATCGTTACCGGCACGCGGGCGCAGGTCGCAGCTCTTCCGCATGCCGTCGAAGCTCTCTTGAACCTGTATCGCTGGTNACTCTGATGGACGCCAGCCGCCTGAACCGCAGGGTCACGATTCAGTACCCTTCTACGACGCATGACGCCTACGGGCAGCCTGTCGTGGGATTCGTGACCCTGGCGACGGTGTGGGCTGCTGTCGAACCCCTGAGTGGCGCACGATTATTCGCGGCGAAGCAGGCGCAAAGCGAGATTACCCTGAAAATCACGATTCGCTACCTTGCGACAGTTGAAGAGGATATGCAGGTGGTCTATGGGCCGCATACCTACATCATTCTATACCTCATTGATCCCGAAATGGAACACGTGTCGCTCGAACTTATGTGCTCGGAAGTGAACGCATGAGCGACAAAGTGACCATTTCTATTACTGGTCTAGAGAACTGCGACGCGAAACTCCATTCACTCTCAGAGCGGGTCGCCAAATCCAAGATCAACAATGCTCTGAAAGATGCGGCTGCCTACCTGGTCGTGAAGATCGAGCGGGCAACCTACGTCGGCAGGGACCATCCAGTGCATCGGCTCAAGAATAGCTTCATGGCGAGCAATATCCGTAAGCGCGATGGCAACAGCGAGGTCGACGTGGGGCCGATCAAGGCAAAGACCGCTGTCGCCATGGCCCAGGAATTCGGGTTCCCCACGACACCCGCGCACCCCATGATGCGGAACACGTTCGATACAGAGAAAGGTAAGCTCATTGACATCTTCGTTGGCGCACTCAATGAAGAACTGGAGAAGATCAAGCTATGACGGACCTCGACGCCGCGATTTTCAGTAGACTTTCCACCTTTGCGGCGCTTATCGCGCTTGTTCCGGCGACGCATATCGCGGCAGTGACGATCGCACAGAGAATCTTGACCCCCTACGTGGTCTATCAGACGATTGACGACATCCCGGACTATTCGCACGACGGGCGCAATGGTCTCCGACATCCGCGCGTGCAGATATCATCCTACGCTTCGACCCTTGGAAGCGCCAAGACAATCAATGTGCAGGTGATGGCGGCATTGGAAACGTGGCCGGCGACGAATGCTGATGTGCAGGAAGTGATTATAGAAAATATGATTCCGCTTTACGATGCGGCAACTGGCCTATTTGCTATGGTCATTGACTGCTTCATCTGGTTTTCGAGCTAGGAGGCTCA